CCTGAGACGGCTGTCCCATCAGGAATCCGCTATTTTCAATACCCGCATCAACAGGCATTGGCTGCGGGGGCGGTGGTGGCGGCTGTATAAGGCTGTCAATATCATCGACACCTAGCGCCGCGTACATTCGCCTGTAGGCCTCGTAAATGCCTGTAGGGCCATGAATTTCAGGGTTAGATTGAACCATGGTAAGCAGCTCTTGAGCCATTGTGATCCGCTGGCTCTGGCTAAATATGTTGGGGTCAGATACGGGTATTACGTCAACCCGACCATCAAAATCCTGCCCCATAATCTCTTGTGGGCCGTTCTTTGATACATAAGGGTAATTTGGAGGCAAATACTCCGCGAACACCTTGGCGAGCAATTGAAACTCAAGCTTCTGGCTGTAGTGCAGTCGCTTATGAATTGCCGACATAACCTTGGTGCCGCGCTCCAATAGAGCCACCGTAGTGCCCACAGGCATCGCTTGGTTCATGTCGCCCACGTTCATATCACCGATGCTTGCAAACCGCTTGCCAGACTCTACAAGCAGCCCTAATAGCTGCATAAGCACGTTACTGGGTTCTTTGATCGGAAGCGGTATCAGGTTTTCTCGCAATGACGCGCCTGTGGTGTCGATGTCGCGGAACTCGCCCGGCTGTAGCGGGGTGTCCTCGTCACGAATACGCATCCCGCGAGCCTTGAAACCTGCCGGGAGATTAGCCAAGGTTCCTGCATCAATTAACTGTCTTAGGATTGATGTGGCTGACTTAGATATACCACCAATCATATGGCTTAGGCCTAGGCCATAAAAGCCGAGGCCCGGTAAAAATTTGTACTGCACGAAAAAGTTGATCTTAGCCTTGCGAGGGTCTGTCTCAACGTAGTTTCGACGAATCGACAAGACCTTCTGAGATCCCTCGTCGATTGTGACGATATAAGGCAGCTTTAAGCCTGTAGGCTCGCCGTCTTCACCGACATCTTCAAATCCGGGGATATCTAAGATGGTGTGGGTCTCGTAGATGACGTGGTCACGATCCTCTTGGTACGATGGCCCCATGCCCTCGATTTCGTCAATCTGCTCCTCAATATCGCTCCTAGATACGTTGACAGAGCCGCCTTTTAGCTCCACGTCAGCGTAAAACCCGTTGACCTGTTGCTTCTTGATTTCATTCCGACTCATGTTTAGAACGTGGGTCACGCGCTCGGCGCTAAAAAGATCGGTAGCTTCGTAGGGCACGATGAGGTCTTGGGGTTGAATAAACTTGCTCATCGCACGGCTTATGCCTGTGTCAAAGTAGACCTTCTTAAAGGCGCTGCCTGCGAGCGGCAGGTAGAACAAAAGCATATCTAGCTCTGGGTCATACTCTTCCATGACGTTGAGAATGTAGTAATTCATGAAGTCCTGAACCCGAGACGCTTGAGTCTCTACGTCAGGATTTCTGGCCCCAACAATCTCCGCTTTGACTGGCCCCTTGGCTGGCAAAAGCTCTTTGTAAGCCTGAGCCTGAAACTGGGTCACTGACTCAGCCAAGATGGGGTGGATAACGCCAGAAGAGCCTTCAAAGGGCTGGCTTCTGGAGTCGTCGAACTTCATCCCTAAATACTTTAAGCCGTCAGTATAAGTCTTTTCCCATTCGGATCGGCTTTCTTTGTCAGCCTTAATAGAGCTTACGACATCACCCGCCAGCTTGGAGAGGTCACTGTCTTCAATAAAATCGACTAAATTGGCGTTAAAGTCTGTTGCTATCTCCTCTACCTCTTCGTCGATCTCGTCATCGATAAGAATCTCTTCTTCGCGCACCAGTATCTCTGCTGCATTGCGGATCTCATCGTTTCGAGTCATTTCCGGCTCGATCTCCATGGCGCTGCCAGTTGGCATAACGTCAGGATTGTCTTCGGTGCCTAAACCTCTTTTTTCAATAGCCATTAGTAGTATACCTGTCTGTCACGCCTCAAAAACTCAGCTTCTTCAGGGTAATCGTCGTGGAGGCTTAAAAACCCGCCCTGACGGAACCGCATCAGCGCCATCGTTGACGAATCGCAATAATCGTCATTGTCCCCAAACGGAAAGCTTGCCATCTCCTCGATAACCTCATCCGCAAAAGTTTCGTCTGGTGCCCAAACCATCCCCGATTCAAATATCGGGGCAACACTGTTCATTCTTGCAATCTTATCTTGACCTCGGCTTGGTGTATAGGCTGTGACTGGAATGCCCATGCGCCTAAGCTCTTGGGTCAAAGGTGTGCCAGATGCCTTGGCTTCGATCAGTACACAGTCTGGCTCCCAGTATTTCCATTCCTCGTAGGCCAGTCTTTTCAGCTCAGGAAAGTCTAGCCTGACCCTCTTTGCGTCTAAAAGTATAATAGCTTGCACATCTTCGTCTGGCGACTGGAATATCGCCCACGTAGTAATGGCCGAGTAGTCGGCGGTCTCTTTCTTGCTAAACGCGGTGTCATAGCTCTGGATGACGTACTCGTATGAGGGCACCCAGTCGTTCTCCCACTTGCGCCACCACTCGCGCTTCACGATAGAGCCGGCCTCTGCCGTGGGGTTTTGCATCCACTGAGCATTCCACTTGCTAATCGGAAGCGAGGCCTTAACCGACAAAAGCTCTTCTTTTTTCCAAAATTCCGGCCATAAAGGTGTCTCAGACTCGGGCATGATTGCCGGGAACTCTACAACCTCCCACTGGTCGGCGTGTTCATCCTTTCCTTGGTTCTTGAGAACCTTGCCAACCAAGTCCTTGGTGCTCCACCGCGTCATCACAATAATAATAATTCCACCCGGCTGGAGACGCTGTCGTGGCCCCGAGGTGTACCAGTCGTAAGCCGATTCCATTGCTGTGGGCGACATCGCATCCTGCTCTGAGTGCGGATCGTCAATGATCAATAGGTCAGCACCACGCCCCGTAATCGCGCCACCCACACCCGCGTAGAAGGATTCGCCTTCGTGATTCGTTGTCCAGCGCCCCGCTGACTTGTTGTCTGACTGAAGCTTTACGTCTGGAAAGATTTGCGAGTAATCGTCCGAGTCAATAAGGTTTCTGACCTTTCGACCAAACCTGACAGCCAGCTCAGCGGTGTGCGTTGTCTGGATGATTTTAAGGTCGGGCTTACGGCCCATCATCCAGCTCGGAAAGTATGTACTGGCAAACTCAGACTTAGAGTGTCGAGGGGGTAGGCAGACTATCAGACGCTTCAGTTTGCCTTGGGCGATCCGGTTAAATTTTTCACCGATGATCTTGTGGTGCCTGCCAAGGATACATTCGGGCCACATATGCTGAACAAAATCTATAAAGTCGTTCTGGCACTTGTCCTGCTTGTCCATTTGGTCATAGCGGGACAGCAGGGCCAGAGCTTCGTTTTGATCTTGCTCGCTTAGAATCTCAAAGTCTTTGAGCGAGAGGCTAGACATTTTCCCAAGCTTCCCCCTTAAACAACAAGGCCTCCGCCTCGCGTCTGCGGATTAATCCGTCCAGAACCTGACCTCCTGCCTTGTTCCAACGACGGATCTGATGGGGCACGTCATCCATGTCACCTTCGTTAAGTCGCTTCAATAGCGTTGATGATTTCAGGTTTGTAGGGCCAAGGTTGTACGTCCAAGATACCAAGGCGTCGAACTGGCTTTGGTTAAGCTCAGTATCAACCAGATCGTTGACGTAACCTTCAAACTCTTGGAGGTCTTCAGCAAGAATTTCTTCTGCCTCTTGCTTCGTGCAGGTATCTCCAGCAGAGACGCCTTTAGTGTGCCCGTATCCTATCGTCCAGACATCGGCAGAGCACCGATAAGACTCTAGTTTGCACCCTTCAAATTTTTTGATAAGGCATAAGCCCTCTTCGCTAAGAACTCTCATATTAATTAACCGCGTCATTCGTCGTGCTTATGGGAAGCCCCGTAATAAAAACTTATGATAGATGAGACGATCCCACCCAAATAACCAAGCACAAGATTAACAATGCCGTTGTCTGTAGCAACAGGGTCTTGTAGCGTGACCAGCGCGATGTAACCTCCGAAGAATAGGACGCAAGCAACCGCAATAAATTTTGGCGTCCAATCGCCTTTAAACGCCGAGCGAGCGTGTTGGATATCTTCTGTTTGAAGTTTGAAAACATCTACATCCAGCTCCTTCATTCGCGCCTGAAAGCCCAGCTCCGCTTTCTTAATCTCTGCAAGCTGTTCAGGGGTTGC